AACCATAATAGAAAGTTATGCTCATGCAGAAAGCCAACTTATAAAAGCAAAGCTTATGTATAATAATTTAGATCGTTATATATCTGTAAGACAAACAGAAGTAAAAAGAGATTTAACTCTTGCTGGAAAGCAAGAGGGATAACAAAATTCTTTATGTTGATCTTTCTCCCTCTAGGTTTAGGTATAATACATAAAGATAGACCCATCAGGGAGACTTGATGGGTCGCTAATGAAGTGTAATATCTAAACCTCTTAAATCTGTTGTTTCGTCTATTGGCTTTACAATATAATTATAATCTACAAGTCTTACATCAGGATATTGAGACATATCTTTTACAAGAGCTTTTAATTTATTTCTATTTGGAAGCTGATCTATAAATCTTAAACAAACAAAATGTCCAAAAGGTTCATAATCGGATTCTAACTGAAATTCTACTTCTATAATAACTGCATCTATGTCCATTGGACATATTACTTCTTTTTGTTCCTGTTTAGAACCTTGTCAGTCATTTTTGTTGAGAATGTCGCTGTAAATACAATAATTACAAGATACCATACAGAATCAGGTAAATCGTTAATTATTCTTACCCATTCCTCAAAGTTATCTCTAGTATCTTCAAACCAACCTGTTGATAGCATAGCAATTAACCATACCATCAATATCTCATCTTTCCAGCTTTTATCTTGTGATTTAATTCTTTGAACATCAACTTCTTTACAAGCTTGTATTTCAGCTTCTCTAATAGTTTTTACTTTTTCTGCTCTATGTTTGAAATGATCTACTACTTTTCCAGCAACCATTTTAGTTAAAGGGTTTTTTATGATTGATAACCACATATTAATCTCCTAATATTTCTTTTCCTAATTCTGCGTAGTGTATAATTTTATCATACTTTTCTTTTAGGCTCTCTCCCTTTTTTTTTCTTACTGCGTATTTCACAATATTAGCATCTACAAAATTTAATTTATTAGCTAAAATAAACTTTAAAGGGCTACTTGGTAATTTGTAATGGTTACCACCTATTTGTCTCTCAGTAGCCTTTAAATCGCTTCCTAGAGCCTTTAATGTACTCTTTTTGTTCACTTTTATACTATTTTTCCTATCCATCTACCATTTTTGTCTAAAATCATCGGATGTAATCTTGGCTGACCACCTATGATTGAAGCTGTACCTATAACGAATCTAAGTCTAAAATTTTTTGAATAACCAAAAGCAAGACTCGATTGTTTTGTTAAGCAACCACATTGTAAAGACCAAACCAAATTATCAGGATTGCTAAAATATTGTATGTTGAACTTCGAGTGGAAATGGAATTGGCAAACATTTTTTCCATACTGCATAGCAAGTTTAAGACCATCTGCTGACATTCCATGAGTGAAGTAACATTCTGAGCCATCACTTAATTTAAGGTTTAAATCATCAACCCATTTCCAATTTTTATCAACTTGTAAAAATTCATTATATGATCTTAAATATGCTCTTGGCATACCATGTTTTAAAGCTTTTCTATAAATTAATGATGAGTGATTTGAGTGTAATAAAGTCATTTTAGGAAATATTTTTTTAAGTTCCCAAATGTATTTTTTGCTTATTCTTAATTCATCTCCAGCACTAGGAAGATCAGGGTCGGAATCATGAAATGACAATGCGTGTTTATCCAATTCATCTCCACCCCCAAGAATTAAATGAGGTTTAATTTTTTTTTTAAGTGCTTTTAAAAAATCAAATGCTTGTGGATGATGGTATGGAATATGCAAATCCGATATACATAAAATTCTATCATAAGTCATATGATAGATTAATACAACTATTTCGTGAGTAAGTAAAGTAATTGTCCTAAAACCAATAAACCTATTGCACCAAGAGAATATAAAATTCTATCAATGTCTTTTTTCATGTGATGTAAATGATTTTTAATTATTAAATCAATTTTTTGATTTACTAATTTAATTCTTCCATCTATCTCTACAAATTTTTCTTTAGTTGTTTTCATCTTTTCTTTTTACGAGTTTTTCTTCTTAAATCAAGATCATGTTTTCTTGACCCACGAGTAAAACTTTTTGCACGAGCTAATGCCCATTGGGTCATACCTATTTTTGGTCGTGAGCCACTTAACCATGCTCCTTGCCCTCTACGATAAACTTTTTTTAATTGTCCTAAAGTTACACCTTTTTTGCTATTAGCCATTCTTTTTAAAGCTTTTAACACAGGTGCAGAAATTGGTTTTTTTCTTACAGCCATTACTTTACCCTCGCTTTAAATAATGATCTTGGTATTCTTCTTCTTGATTTATATAATTTATCCATTTTCTTAATTAAGTTTGCTCTTGCAGTTCTTTTTCTACCTGTTAAACCCTCTAAATATTTGTTTTGAACATCAAGCTTTTTATCTCTTGCTACTTTTCTTCTTTTTCTTTTTTTTGCCACTTCTTCTCCTTTTACGCATTGGTCTTTTATCTAACAATACAGCTAGAGTTGATGTTGTAGTAAAACCTCTCATTTACCTACTGATCTCATAGCTTTATTATGTGCAGATGCAAATGTGCTTCCATTTTTCATTGATCTAGCCATAGACCTCATGTGTTTAAGAGTATGATGTCTTGCGTGTGATCTCATAGTCTTTTGTTGTCTTGGTGTTAAATCTTTAATAATATTCTTTATAGATGCTACTTTGACCATTATTTTTTCTTTTTACCTTTTTTCTTTTTCTTCTTCTTTTTTTTACTCATACCACCATAATGATAAGGCATAATTATCTCCTTTTTTTAGTTTTTTTAGTTTTCTTCATTTTCTTCATAATAGCTTTTTGTAAAGCCATTGGAAGTTTCTTTTGTTTTTTTGTTAGCATAGCTTCTCCTTAGTTAGCAAATTTACCACCTGACCATTTAGCATCAGGTAGTCCATTTGTATATGATTTGCCATCAAATGTTAATACTTGTTTTCTATTAGAACCCTCTTTATAGGAACAATGAACCCAGCCACTATTAGGCTCTCCATCTTTCCAAAATTCTAAAATACATTGGTCAAAATTTACATTGTTAGTCAGCCATAAAGCTACCTGTAAATTAGAGACTCCAGCGATTTCAAAATCAACTGCTTCTCCTTTTGTATGCTGTGATGTTGCTTTACTACCTATTGCTTCGCATAGTTCAGGGCTTCTATAACCTGAGGTAATAATAATTGGCTTATCAAACTTTGCTCGTACAGGCTCTAATACTTCATAGCAAAGATCAGTTAAGTTTTTTATTTCTCCTGAACCAGCTTTATTAGTTATGCCTTTTCTTGTGGCAGTTTGTGATTTTTCAAATTCTTCTAATGTAAAATGTTTTGATAGTTGCATAATAACTCCTAGTTTATAAGAGCATCAATTTCATTTTCTGTTAAACCTAAATCTTTAAGTTTTGATATTGCTGATTCTTTGTCTGATTCTTTTTGTTTTTGAATTATGTCTCTTTGCTCTCGTCTTATTTCAGCTTGTTTTATTTCTTCTTTTCTAGCTGTTTCTTCTGCTTTAGTAAGTTTTACTTTTTTGTTATTTAATATTTTATACATTGCCATAATAAATCCTAACTATTTACAATACCATATAATCTTATTGTGCCATAAATATTTCCACCATCATATTGAAAAGAAATCCCTGAACTTGCAGACGCATCAACATATTGTCCAGCAAAAGTCCAAACTCTTATTGCACTTGGAGTACCCCCTGAATTGTAACCAATATTTGTCGTTGTAAAAGTTGTATTGTGTGTTGTGCTTAAAGGGTTTGATAAAAGCATTTCACCTGTTGTTGGATATTGGGCATTATTTGTTTGATCTGAAGATGAAATTCGCCAATGATTTGCACCATTACTTCCATCAGAATTGGCCGATGTAACTCCTGATGCCCTATACATACCCATACCAGCATACCAATAATTTGATGAAGTAACTACTGAACCACTTTGCATTATTCTCACAATGCTATCTGTATTATTGGTAGCTGGATAAGTAGTATAAATTAATTTGTAATGGTCGTAGTCTGATGTAAAATATCCATTAATGTCTATTGAACTTACATTTGACCCTGTTGCAGTATGAAGGAGACTCATAGCTCCACTTGGAGCATCTACAAATTCTGCTTGTCCGATAGCTGTATTACCACTTCCTGATATGGTTTTAATTTTAATCATTTTATCTACTGCAATTTGGTTATCAGGTAGTTTTATTGTGTAAGATTGACCAGCAGAATGGTCAGGAGATTCAATAGCCACACCATGCGTTCCAGCACTACATAGGAGTCCTAATCGTCCATTTGCAGAACCACTACCTTTTATATCTAATCCTGTTCCTGTATATCCTGTTCCTGTTGATACAAAATTTGCTTTATTTTTTGTTACTGCATTATTTTGTATCTTTGCTTCTATTACTGAATCTGTTGCTAGTTTGTCAGCAGTAACAGAAGTGTTTTGTAATTTTGCAGTTGAGATAGTATCATCGCTTGGTGTTCCAATATCTAAAACATTTCCATAAACCATTATAAAGTTTATGACATCCCCTGTACTTAAAGCCGATGCAAATGTGATTGTAGAGCCTGAAACTGAAAAAGAAGTTATTGGTGCTTGTATTACACCATTAAGAGATACAAGCATATGATTTGCTGACTCAGGTGTAAAATTAACAGACCCACTTTGCATAGTGTATGATGCTTGACCATTGACTACACTAATTGCGTCTAGTTTTACAAAGTTTCCTGTTGCTGGTGTTTTACCTATATAACTCATAATTAATATTGTAGAGAAACACCTGTAACTCTACACTCCTTACTTCCACTTGATTGATTTGCGAACTCTATCTTATATTTTAATTGACTTCCAGCAGTAACAGATAAATCTGCAACTGAACAACACTTAACACCACTTGAAAAATCAGGTAATGCAGTTAATGTTGCAGTAGAATAATTGCTACCATTGTCAGCAC